TTCTTGCGCAGCGCGAACCTCCGCCATCTGCTCATTTGTCAAGTTGTCATATCGCGCTCCAAACATTTCTAGCGCACGGTCATCAATGCCCATTTGGCCCTCGGCCATTTCGCCAAGCTGCACGCGCTCCACGCGCACGCCGTTGTTCTTCAAGAACTCGGCCACGTCCTCCTTCGTGACCTTGCCCTCCTGCATGTCAAGCCAGTCCGTCAGGCCGCTCCAGTCAACCTCATCCTGCTTGACCTCGCCCTTGTTGACGAGGCCCTTGATGCGCTCTTTCCACCCTGATGCAGCCATGCTCTTGGCATCGACCGCATCGACCGCCTTGGCAAGCGCGGAATAGAAGCCTGGGCTGACTGGAGCCTGCGCGAATGGAAGTGCCGCCTGCTCAAAGATCCGTGGGCTGGCGATGTCGAAGCGGCGCGACAGCGGCACGACGTTGCCAGCCTCGTCGCGGGTGACGGGATCGGCAGACTTGATTTGGTTTCCATTGAACACGACATACACATCACCCATATCACCAGTCATTCCAATTGAATCATCAATATCTCTAATGATTACTCCGTCATATCCGTTTGACTTCGCAAAATTGACAGCGCGTTGCATTTCAATTGCATCAACGACTTTGCCTTTTGCCTGATATTCATATGGCTTTGCCATCCGCAACTTTGCCGTAGTTACATCACCCAGTGGCTCATCGCTAATAATGTCCCCATATGCTCGTTCAAACGTGTATTGCGCCGCTACATCTTCGTTGGTTGTAAAGAAAATTCCGCCTTCAACTTCAACTGATTTATCAACATCAAATTGAGTGATACCCTTGGCAATACTGCCATGATGAACAATTGGACTGGTATACCCAGCCGCTTCAGCAGCCTCGTCCACCATGCGCTGCGCGGTCGCCATGTCGCCGCGCTCGACGGCCGCCGTGTAGTCCGTGTCGATTCGAGCGGCCTGCTCCATCGCCTGAACCGGCATTCCTTCTGCTACGAATGCTGGCGGGAATCGCCTGTTGTATTCCTCCGGCGTGATGCCCATCGCAGCGGCATCTACTACCGCCATCGCCTGATGGATCTTCGCGTAGGTGCGGGCCTGCACGTCGGAGTAACCGACCGCCTTGACCGCGTTGAAGATCGAATCCTCGACAGCCTGCGCCGACTGCACGAACGCGGCATCGACCGTCTGCTTCTCCTCCATCAACTTCTCGGCCTGGGCGACAATCTCCGCACGTGCCGCCTCCACGGCCTGCGCCTCGGTCGCGCTGATCGCGTCCGGAGCGAGCCGCATGTGAGGCAGCAGGGCGTTGCCCAAGTCCGTGCCGGCCAGCCTGGCCGCGTATTGCGCTGTCGGAATAGTGACATCGCTTCCTGTCGCAGCAGCATCGCGCACCTTCTGGGCCAGTCCAGGCACCACGGCGTCAAGCTGCGAGTCGGTCACGGCGGCCTGCTCGAGGACGACGCGCATGGTGGCTCCGTCCACGAACACGGTCTCGGCGTTGGTGCCAGCCGCCTGCGCAGCCACGAATCGCTCGTATGCGCCGGCATCTCGGCCACGCACCTTGCTCTCGGTCGCGTTCTGCGTCAGGCTCTCAAAGAACTTTGTCTGCCTTCCGGCCCGCTGGGCACGCTTTAGGTCGATGGCGAGGTTCGCGCCCGGGCCGATGCCACCAATGATGGCCGCTCCCATAGCGCCCTGCGCAGTAGCGTCGATGATGCGATCCACGGCCTGCCCGAGCGTGGTCTCGCTGACCATACCGCTAGAAACCTTTGCAAGTTCCTCGCCAGCGATCCCAACGGTTTCCTGTAGACCTTCCTCTGCGGCTTCTGTGCCGACCTGCAAGACATATGACTTACCCGCCTGCGCCAATGCAGCCCGCATCGTGGGCTTCTTTACGGCCTCGGCGACCTGCTCGCGCAGAACCTTGGTCAACATGCCCTTGAATGGCGCAAGCGCAATCTTCGCGCCAGCAACTTCGATTGCACCATTGATGAGACCGACAGCAAGTGCTGCCGGCACTGCAACGTCTTCTGGAATGCCTTCCTCGCGCATATCCAAATACGAGTTGCCTGATTCAATGCGCGTAGTTGTTGCAAGAGTGCCGGCGCCAAATCCAATCGTTCCTCCGATGCCAGCGCCAATCGGACCAAGCCACGATCCTGCGGCAGTACCAACCAGCGTGGATGCAGCAATTTCCCGTGCGGAAGACACCTGTTGCGCAATGACTTCCGCAGTTTTTCCCAAAAGGCCAGTCGTGCCAAGCGCCTGCAATTCTTCCTGCACCTGCCGCGCTCGCTCGTACTGACTGTCATCCATACCGCTAAGCTGCGCAGCCAAACCAATCTCACCACGCTCCACAATGCGCCGGCCGCGCATGTAACCGCGCACCAACTCGCTAGGTATATACGTGGCAGGCATGCCGCCAGCCACGCGGCCTACGTCCATGAACACGTTCTTCAGACCGTCCAGAACGCCGACATCGTCGCTGGCCTGCTGCGCGAAGTTCCTGTCCATGAGGAACTGACCGAGCACTGGGTTCGTGCGGGCAATGTCACGAGCCTGCATGTCGGCCATAAACGCGCGCTGACGCACCTCGTCCATGTTCCGAAGCGCAACGTCCTGCCCGACACCGATACGCGCACCGAGCCGTGATGCCTCCGCAGCCTGGTCAGGGTTCACACGGGACGCGCTCATCAGCGATGACATCAACGGAACCTGATTGCGGTTCACGATGTCAAGCACGTCCGGATCAACGGGCTCTGGAATCGTTGGCTGCGACATCGCAGGCTCTTGCGACACAGGCTGTCCGATGACAGCCAAAACATCCGGATCGACCGGGCCGCCCTGGTTCTGCGATGGTGCGAACTCTGCGCGGCGCTCGTCTGGCGTGAACGGAATCATCGCGACGGCCTGCCCTTCTTGATCCAGTATTCAGCCAGTTGAGTCATCGTCGGATTGCTGACGCCTGCCTTGCGGAAAGCAGGCAGTGCAGTTCCAGTAATCCATGTCTGCGGCATGTCCATCAACTTTACCTGCGCATCTCCGACCATGACGTATGCGGATTGACGCTGCTCTGGCGTCATTGCAGCGAGGCTCATTTGCTTGTCCCGCCACCAACTGCGTTCGACATATGCCTGCTCACCGAATTGAAGAATACGAGCGTCGATGACACGCTGCTTCTCCTCGCGTGACAATGGCCGCTTCTGTCGCTCCTGCTCGGCGTCGATTGCTGTCTTGACCGAATTGCGGAACATGAGCGAAGCCTGCTTATCATCATCCGACTTCGGATCTGCCATCTTCGTCATGTTGTTGGCAAACAGCGTGGCCTCCAACTGGTCGGCATCGACCGTGGCTGCGATCACCTTGCCTGGCGCATTCACGTCGCCGAGTAGCTTGATATAGGTGTCTCGGGTCATCCTGCCACGGTTGTCCTCGAGGTATTCCCGAGTCAGGACGCCTGGATTGCGTGCGATCTCCTCCATGACATCCAGCTCATCCGTCTGTCGCTGGGCCTTGAGGAACTTGGCCTGATCCTGTGGTTTGAGCCGGCCCCAAGCAGACGGCGGGACATTCGCCACCGTATTGCCAGGCGCGGCAAGGAATTGCTCCATACGGTCGATCAGCAGGTTGTATTCCTGACGCTGTAGGGCCTCCTCCTGCCCGTATTGCGTCCGTAGAGCCGCCTGGACGCCCTTGCGGATCTCCGGGTCCTTGATCCCGTCCGCGATGTCCAAAGCGTCCCGGAGCGATCCTGGGGCCTCCTGCGGGTTGTTGGCCTCATCGTCAGGCATCCCAACGCGGCCATAGCCACGGATAGTCGTGGCGTATTGGTCGATCATCCAGCGGTCGCGGTTGGCGTCGATGCTGGACAGCAATGGCTGCGCGGCCTTCTCCTCGAGGTTGCCGGCCTTCAGTTCCGCCTTCACAAACTTGTATGCCTCGTCATAGTCGCTCTCAAGCATCAACCGATTGACAACGCCATCCGTGACCTGCGTGCGCATCTGCTTGATCGCAGCCTGCATCTGGGCCGAATCATCCGTCCAGCCAAGCGCCCTGCCGGCCGTGCGGATCTCGTTCTCGGCGACGCCAAGGTTGATCGCGTAATCCGACATCGGAACCGCACGATTCTTGTAGTCCTCAATCGCGAGCTGACCATACTGCTCGGCTCTGGCACGCGACTCGTTGACAGTGAATGTCTTCACTTCCTTGTCGCGGTGATCCAGAATCTGTGACTGGAACGTCACCATGTTCCGAGACATCGAGTTGCGGACCATCGCCCGCTGCGTGTCATTCCTCAGTCCGTCAAGCGTGCCCTGTCCCATCTGCGTCAGCGAATCGACAGTCTCCGCATACCGAGACTCGGCATCCCTGCCAGACGAGCGCAGGTATCCGTTCTGCCCGCGCAAGATCGTGTTGGCTTGCTGAATGAACGCGGTATCCGCAGCTCTGGCCTCCGACTCGTCAATCGCATCCTGAATCGCGCTGCCGATGCGGAATGAAACATCGCCGGCCTGCGTCATTGCACGGCCAAACTGCACCTGCTGCTGGGCGGCAAGGTTCTCGGTGACTGCCACCTGCGGTGCCTGCACCATTCCGATGTCGCCTGCGCCTCCCGGCGCGACCTGCGGTACGAACGTTGTAGGTACGGTCGGCATGGATTACGTCCTCTGCTGGCTCACGCCAGCCAACAGTTCCTCGATGCGGCGGTTACGAGCCCACATGCCGCCAATGTCCGCCGCGCTGCCAAGCAGGCTCGTACCAAGCGCCAGACCTGGATAGATGGTGCCGGCAGTCGCCTGCAAGTTCTGGGCCGAGATGTCGGCCATCGTTGCGCCGACGCCGATGTTGAACGCCTGCAACTTGGCAGCCTCGGCTGCGCGCACCGTCTGCGCGTTCATGCTCAAGCGGTCAATCTCCTTGATGAGATCCATGCTGCCCAGCACCTCGGTAGGCGTGCCCTCGCCAAGCGAGATGCCTCGAGCAGCCATTGCCGCCTTCGCGCCGGCGCGTGCCTGGCCGGCCTGCATGGCGTACCTGCCGAACCGCTCCTGCCCTTCGCGGCTGATTTCGCCAGCCGTGAACCGGGCCATGCCCTGGTTGATGCGGGCCATCTCGGCGGCGAACCGCTGGTTCTGCGCCTGCATCTTGAGCTGGTTCTGCTGGCTCTGCGCCGAGTAGTACGAGCCGATGGCGCTGGTCGCAGATCCAAAAATCGCCATGATCGGGCCAGCCACGCTGAACGCCTCGGCGAACTGCGCTGCGGTCGATGGCGCTGCCGCAGCCGGCGCATTCGCAGCAATGGCCTGATTCTGCATGCTCGTCAGGTACGGGTAGTTCTGCGCCTGCGTCAGCATGGTGTTGTCCATGCCTGGGAAACTGAAGCCCGGCGTATTCGGCGTGGTTGTCACGAATCCCATATCAGCCTCCGATAGCGACCTCGAGGGTGAGTCCAACAATCGTCAGCGGCAGCGGATCAACCTGCCGCACATAGATTTGACCATTTTGCTGCCAGGTCGGCGTCAGCTTCACGCCAACCTCGTCAGTCTTCAGCGATGGCGGCGATCCGTATGGTTCCGTCGTGCGCCACTTGGCCTCAACCAACTTGTTTTCGCTCGGTCCCACAAACAGACCGCTTGACCTGTAGACGCGCACGAACGCCTCGTTGATGTTCTTGGCTCGGCCCTGACCGAATGCCTCAATCTGCAATGTCAACGGCAACGTCTGCAAGTCGCTCTCGTATGGCAGGCCCACCGTGATGATTGTGGACGGACGCTGGATCGTGACCGATCCACCAGTCACCACAACCTGCGGCATGACAGCGCCATCACCAAGCACGCTGACGGTCTTGCCCTCGAGGTGCGATAGGCCGCTGACCGTGTCGCGAGCCCAAGCCCAGACCGCCGTGGCCACGCCTCGCAGGGCAACCGCCAGCGTCTTGTCCACCCGAGCGGTCGCTACCGTCGTGCTGGTCGTGGACAGGATCGTGAGCCTGTACTTCGTGCCATCTGATCCAGTAAGCACGATCACGTCACCGACATCGGTCGTGGCCGGGAACTGGAAGATCGCGCTGCTGGCCGTGATCGTCAGCACCTCTGCCGGCGTCCAGGCCGTGCCGCCCGTAACCGTGACCGTCGTTGCCGTCGTGTTCGTGCCGTTGTACGTCAGGCCGCTATCGACGTGGAAACAGTTCTCAAGCGTGGACACGGCCCGCGTTGCGAACCGCTCGACGTACCGTTTCGTGTTGCCTCCGATCGTGCGCTTCACGATGACGTAGAGCGCATCCTCGGTGCCCTCGGCAACAGCAGTACAAGACTCAAAGTCACCGTCCGTGTCGTGCCTGTGCCAGGCAGCCACCTGCTGCTCCGGGATATAGGTCAGGCCCAGCATGTCGCCATTGCTCGAGATAAACCAAAGCAATGGGTGCGGAGCCTTGCTGTAGCACATGTCCGTGATGGACAGTCCATCAAACAGGTGCGTTGCGCGCAGCGACAGGTCGCCGGTCACGAATCCGCTGGCCTGCCACGAATAGCCAAGTTCACGCACATGGCCGTCACGGGCCGAGCCATAGACCACGGTGTTGTTCACGATGGACGGTTGGACGTTGCTCGCACCGACATAGGACTGCGGTCGCACCGAAATCGTGGTCGGCGTGATGACATCGCTATTGACCGGGCTGATCCGCCATTCCGCCGCGCTCGTCAACGCCAGCAACTGCGTCAGCGGCACCAAGTGCCGGATCGTGTTTGCCTCTCGAGCGGCGACGCGAAACTTGATTCGATCCGTGTCCTCTGTCGGGATCGAATACGACATGTCGCTTTCGGTGCCGCTCTTGGTCATCCAGATCGTTTGCGGCGCGTTGTTCGTGCCAGCAAACAGACGCCTCTGCTCGAAGTAACTGACCGCGCCAGGGTAGTTGTTCGAGCTGTTGAACACGGAGTCATACACAGGCGGCGTGATTCCAGTGTCGGGAGCGATGTTGTCATCGTTGATTGACGTTGAAGCCGTCTGGCCGATGAATCCGTACAACCCGCCCTGCAACTTGTAGACGTTGTATCGAGATGCGCCGGCGACAGCAGTCCACGCCACCGTGACGAAGCCAGGCGTTGAGTTTGTCCAATCGACCGACACCGTCGCCGAACTGCTCTGCACGCTCTCGCTCACGTCATCGTCGGCGACAGCCGTGACCACGTATGAGTAATCAATGCCTGATCCAAGTCCGGTGAGTGTCGCAGTCACGCCGGTCGGCGCAGTAACAGACGCCGCGAAATTGATCGTGGTCAGGGTCCACGTCGTGGCACCAAGCCTGCGCAGCTCACGCGGCGCGTAGTTCGGATGCACCAGCGTCAGCACGTCAGCCGACTGCACGTAGTGGATATCGAACAGGTCTGCCTCGGCATACGGGGTCGGGATCTCATAGATGCCGGCAGGAAGTGGATACCAATACGTCGCATTGGGCGGCGTCTTGTTGATCGCCTTGGCAATGCAGTAATAGTTGACGCCTCCGGACGAAACCAGAGATCCAATTGCATACGGCGTCGCGCCAGTGTGGACGCCACTGCCTGCGCTGCTTGTGACGATTGGAATGCCGCCGGCTGCGGTCGCGATTTCAAACGTGTTCGTCGCCGCGTTAATGACGTAGTACACGGTGTCAGGCAGCATGCCTGTCGGCAACGATCCAGTCGTTGTGAATCCGACTTCTGCTCCGTTTGCAAGGCCATGTCCAGACCAGTTGATGACGGTCGGCGTGCTGGCCGTGTGTGTTCCTGACTGCGACCCGGTTGTGTCGATAGCCGTTCCGCCAGATGTCAGCGACAATCGGAACGTATTCAAGGCGGAGTTCACGACGTAGTACACGACTCCTGGAGACAGACCCGTTGGAAGTGCTCCCGTCGTTGACAGGATGACACGATCGCCATTGGACAGCGTGTGTCCAGTCCATGTCACAACGCCAGGGCTGGCAATCGTGATCGTTACCGTTGCCTGCTGGGATGCCGTGATCGTGACCGTTGTGCCTGGCACATAGGCCGCAGGCGTGCCTGGCCCGAGCGTCGCACCCTGCGTATGAAATCGGAAATAGCCGGCACCCATTTCCAGCACCATCGTCTGGGTGGTGCTGAACGTGAACGGAATCAAGCGGGTGCGCTTGGTGCTGTCCTTGACCTCGCGCACGAACGCCGTGCCGGCCCGGTTCTCTGCCGGACCCTGCGGCGTTGCAATGAAGTTCCGCATCGTGGCAGCGCCGGTCTGGAACTTGATGTCATCCAGCCGGCCCCACATCTCGGGCGACACCTCGCCGCCTGCGAAGGATCGGTTGTAAGTGCGGGTCTGCGGCATATGTCAGCGCCCGCTAATCCAAGTCGTGATGTGTTCTGGCTTGACGTTGCGCTGATTCGCATCCGACATGCGAGCCTGCTGCATGTAGCCCATCATCATCTGGGTGCAACGCTTCGCTTCAGCTGCGCCCTGGTCGCCCTTGATGACTGGACCAGCCAGCATCGATGCAAGATGCCACGAAAGCGCCATCACGAACAGCGGATCGAACTTGGTCGGATCGGTCACAAGCGCCTGATAGCGCAGGATCGCACCTTCCTGATTCGTGTAGATGACCTTGTTGCCGTTGGTGTCAGTCTCAATCGAGTATTCCTGCGGCACGTACACGCCGGCACCAACGAACGGAGTGTTGATCCAGCCCCAGCCGTAACGGTCGGCCGGGTACGGTCGAATGGTGTAGTCGTTCTCGACCTCGGGAGGGAGAACAGACACCGCAACCATCATGTCGCCTGGGCATGCGTAGGCGTAACGCCACATCGTGTATGGCATCGTAACGCTGGCAAGTGCCACGCGGCGCGACGCGAAGTTCCAGTTGTGCATTTGCAGCAGGCTGTCTCGAGCGATCGCATAGAACCGCGCGCAATGCTCTGCCTGCGCCGATCCCTCCGGCGGATCAATGCTGGCGATCGTTGCATCGTCGCCAAGGTGCGCGAGTGCCAAATTGCAGATTTCGACTTCTGATGCCATACCTGCCTCCTAGTGATGGAGGGTGGCCGGTTGCCCGACCACCCTCCTTGTACACCAGTTCAGTAACCGTCAGTCCATGCGTTCAGTAATCGCCGTCTTGCGAGGCCGACCGGGCCGGCGCAGTGCCGGTACCGAATCATCCTGCTCAACAGGTTCGGGTTCAGACCCGACGCGCTCAAGATTTCTGTTCTGTGGGCCGTTGTACTCAAACACATCGCCAACTTCCCGCAGTCCATTGTCCACGAAGCACTTGACCTTTGCGCGATACTTGGGCATGGGTTCCTCCTATCAGGCGACCGTGAAGCCCGACGCGTACACCGTACGACCGTCCTGAATGTCCATCACGATGTCTGCGCTGACGACGCCAGCAGAGTGCGTACCAGTAGTCACGACCTGCGCACCAAGGTAACGAAGCTTGGTTGCCGCGATCTGCTGGGGGCTGATCTTCACGGCAACCTGACGGCCGAGAGTAAGGTCAGCAAGCACGATGGGGCCGATTTCGCCAACAACGATGTTGCCGGAGGCAAGCGTTGCGGACGAAGAAGCAACCACCTGGAACGTTGCGTTCGTACCGCCAGCAAGCGCGGTCGTGACGGTGAACACGACGTACAGGTCACTGCCAGCGCCGATGTCTCGGTTCTGGGTGCCCTGGCCGACCGTGTAGAGCGAGCCGCTTACCGTGGCGGTGTAGGCGGTGTTGCTCTGAAGGTCAACGACATCCGCGTTGACGTACGTGCCAGCGGTAGTGATCGCTCCGGTGCTACCGAGACGAAGATTGTTGTCAAGAATCATTGTGTGTCCTTTCTGCTTTACCTATTAGGTAAGGCGGGCTTCTGCGTTAATGAGGGCATCGACACGGCGGCACGGAACGCCGAGGAACGACAACCACGAATAGGGGGTACCGAACTGCGACAGACCCTGCTGCACGGACAGCACGTTCTGGGCGCGATCCATCGCCTGGATGGACAGACCGCCGTGGACGGTGCGGTTCATGTAGAAAGCTGCACGGCCCATCGCCATGTTCGGGATTCGGTACAGAGAACGAGTCATCAGCTTGATGAGCTGCGTGGCCGCGCTGGAAGCCTGCGTTCCGCTCGCGTTGGACATGTCGCTCGCGTCGATGTTCGCGATGCGAACGACGTAGCGCCAGTCCTTCACGACAAGACCGTTCTTCCACTGGTAACGGGTCGCATACGCCTGAAGACGGTTATTGCCGTCATACACGGTCTGTTCACCGAGATCCTCGTGCATGAGGCCAGCGGTCGAACCCTTCGGGAACGGGCAGTAAACGGTGTTGTCGCCCCAAATAACGAGGTACACCGAGGTGTTGTCGCTGCCGGTGCCGCCGCCTTCGATGATGTTCTGGCCGATGCCAGTCGAACCGGGCGTCGCAGAGTAACGAGCAGCCAGACCGAGGAACGACTTCGGCTCAATGGCGGGGTTGCCATAGAACATGGTCGTGGCCTGAGTCTGATTCATGGCCTCAAGGAAGGCAACGTCTTCGGACAGACGGAACTGAGCGGTGTTGCCGTTCAGCATTGCCAAATCCTTGTCCACTTCGCTGCGAGCCTCAAGGATTCCGCAAGCCTCGTCCACCTGTGCGGTGGTCGAACGGCTGTTCGGAATGCCCTGGTTCAGCGCACGCCAGTAGACGGCTGGCAGACCAGTGCGGATCACGACGCGCTCGCCGGTGGGCAGGTTGCCCTCCTTGAACACGCAGTCCTCAAGGATCTCATTGCTCTGTGACAGCAGTTCCGCGATGACCGGAACACGGCCCTCGGGATCGGTGCGCTTGGCCCAATCGGCCAGCGTGAGGTTGTTGGAAGTAAGCGTTGCCATTGGAAATTCCCTTTCGTGGAATTATGTGTTGGTTGGATACAGAGCATCGGCTAGATCACCGAATGTCTTCGGGCCGTTCTTGGCCTGTCCGACACTTCCGGTGACAATCCGATCCTCACTGATTGCCTTGCCTGCGCGGTACATGAACCGGATTACTTCCGGGTGATCGCCCAGGCCAGACGTGTTGAGCAGCGTGCGAAGTTCGGACGTGCCGAACGTGTCAAGAGCCTTCTTGGCAGTGGACAGGTTCTCGGCCAGCTTCTCGCCGCCGAACTCCTGGTCAGACTTGGCTGACGCAACCCACTCGCCACGAATGGCCTTGACCTGCGATTCTTGACGCTGGGCCAGCGTTGGGCCCATACGGTCGAGAATCTTCTGCGCGGCATCCTGCGTCAGGTTCAATTCGCGGGCAACCTCGGAGAAGTTCTTCACCACCTCCGAGTCGAACTCGCGGCCTTCTGGCGCCTTGAATTCGTACTTTTCAGGAGCCTTCGGCGTTTCGGCCTTGGTCTCCGTCACGTTGTCCGCAGCCTTGCTCTCCGTGGCCGGCTCGGCGGCTGGAGAGTCCTTCGGCGCAGTTGCCTTCTGCCCATCACCATAAAGCGCCTCTGCCGTCGCAGTGGTGCTTTCCGGTGCCGAAGATGTCTGGGAGCCGTTAGTTGGAGTTGCGGCTTCCATCATCGTTGGTTCGTTCATCTGCTGTCTGCTCCTTCATCATGGTTGGATACAGTTCCGGGCATTGCGTGTGGATCATGCCCAGAATGCGAAGCCCGTAGTTCCTGTGACCTTCGGCGAATGACATTGCCATCGCGTTGGTGTTGAACGACGAACGGAACACTCCTGCCTGATCCAGAAGCCGCCAAATGACGCGGCGGCCCCGCTTGTTGCCCATGAGCCACTTGAGATCCGCCTCTTCATTCTCCCGAGCCAGCCGTTCACGCAGTTCGCGTTCTGCCTTGCTGCGATCCTGGCTGCGCAGGTCAAGCGGGTCGTAGTTGCTCACGTCGGGAATTTATGAAATGCCAGATTTTGTACGGGCACCGTCACGTGCTGGTGATCTTGAGATTCCATGCTTCAAGCGTGATGAACTCGTTGGCGGTTGCAATCTGCCCGGTGATGGCGAACGTCTGCGCGATGCCGAATCCGCCAGTCGGGGTCATGGTGACGTTTGCGCCAGTTGACGCACCGTGTCCGGGTGCCGCAAGAGCGTTTGAAACTAGGGTCGTGGCTGTGTTCGCCCACGCCTGCTTATCAACGGACAGGCTCGCGTTCGATGCGGCAACCGTCTGCGAATACCATCCAGCATCGCCGATGTTTACCTTGAAGATCTTGTTGTTGGCACTTGCTGTCATCGCAAACAGCGCGTCAATCTCAAGTTCCATGCCTGGCTTGATCGCGTTCGCCGGAATGGTCACCGAAGCAAGAGTGATGTCGTTACCGACAACCGTCACTGTTGGAGTGCCGAGACCGGCAGCGTGCGGGTAGTTGATGGTGATCTTCGTAGTGGCCGCGCTGACATCGGTGACCTCGTACAGGCCGTTGACGCCAGTACCGCCAGCCCAGCTGACTTGCACAAGCTTGTTCTGCGCGACTGCGTTCGTGAGGCTATGGATGCCGGCGCTCACCAAACGCACGCTGCCGCTGCTGTCCTCGTAGGTCAGCGTGGTGAAAGTCGCGGCAGGAGCGACGATTGACACAGCTGTGGTTGTAGTAGCGTAAGTCGGCTCGTTCCGCATGATCGGGAAGTACTTCTCGCCGCCGTCCGCGTCCTTGATGCCAACGATGTCGTTGGTCGTATTGTCGTAAAGGAAATTAGTGCCTTGCACAAGGTATGGCATAGTGATCCCTTTCAGAGTTCAAGTGGTGATGGTGAACCGTATCCGCTGAACATGTTCATCACGTCGGTCAATGCATTCGGCTCGCCGGCGGTCGGTGCCTGCGCCAGATTCTTCGCCGTCTGCGACTGCTGCTGCAACACCGCCGCCTGTTCCTTGGCGGCCATTGCCTGGTTGCGGGCCTGACGCACCATAGCCACGTCCTTGTCGGCCACGATCAGGGACGGATCGACGCCAAGCATGTCAGCGTAGACATCAGCCCACTGGTCACTGTCGAACTTGTCAAGGATGTCTGGCTTCATCGTGGCAATCTGGCCGAGGTTTCCAACGAAGCGATCCACGGCGTTCGTGCCGATTGCGCGCTGGGCCTGCGCGAGCATGGACACGAACTCCACGTTCAGATCCATGCCCATCAGTTCCGGCGGCGGCGGCGGAACAGCACCGCTCGTAATCATCCGGTTGAACGTGATGTCAACCAGCGGGTCCAGCAGCTCATTGTGCAGTCGCTCGAGCACCGGCCCCAGCATCAGGAGTTTTTCCTCATGTCGCTCGGCGACCTCGGTTGCGGTCATGCGGGTGTAGGGTGCATTTGCAAGCATGAGGAACAGGTCTGCGTAGAACGATCCACGGACGCGCTCGCGCACGTCCTGAATGTCGGCCAGCAGGTATTGCAGGTTCAGGTTGACCTCGAACGCGGTCTTGATGCCCATGCTTGCACCGTCAACGAACGAGATGCCGCCAGGCAGCGTTTCCACGTCCCGGTTCTTCATGCTTGTTGGCACCTGAAGCGGAGGTTTGGTCTGGTAGTCGATGGCCTGCGCCTTGCGCAGTTGCTCATGCTGGAGCTGCTTCACGTCGCCAAGCGCCTCCATGCCCGGGCTGTTCCCGTAGATGTCGCCGCCGGCGGTGGCCCAGCGTGGCACCAAGCATGGGAAATACTGGAATCCGCTCTCGCGCAGGAACACGCCGTCCTCGCCGCCGACCTCGAAATAGAACGAGCCGAACGGCATGTTCTTGCTGTCCTTCTTCGTGATGTCGCGGTCTGCTCGAGGCTCGATAGCGTGGATGACAGGAACCCATTGGTCAAGCGTGCCAGTGTCGTACATGTTCTGCACGCCGGTCGAGCAGTTGTCGTATCCGAATTCCTTGACCATCTGCGACACGGTCATCTCGAATTCGCGGTAGAGCGTGCAGACGCGGCCCTGCGCGTCGGTCGAAATGCAATACTCGCCGCAGGTCAGCGGGTAGTGATGGATGACCTGGTTGAAGTCAGGCATGATGATCGTGGCCGCCGTGCCGAACGCACCAAGTTCCTCGTACATCTGGTGCAACGAGCGGTAGGTGTTCGACTTTTGGAACACCAACTGCATCCGCTTGGTCACATCGTCAAGCCACAGTTTCACGGGCTGGTACGAGTTCAGTTCAGGATCAGGCGTAGCAAGCCTGAACCATTGCCGAGCAGGGCTGGTCGCGCCGGCCATCATTCCTGCGCCGAGCGTGCGGAGCGACCGCGTTCCGGTGTTGTCGTAGATGTTGTTGTGGCGACGCCAGCCGCGGTCGCGATCCTGTCGGAAGTAACGACCGTTGCGCGGCAGCAGGTAGGAAGTGATCTCCTGCCAGTGCGCAAACCACGATGCACGCTCGGACTTGAGCTGACCCCAGCGCGTGAACAGTCGATCACGCTGCGGCGCGTTTTTGTAACTGCGGTTGTCGCCGGAGTATTCGCTCATGGTTTAGCCACCGAGGAGGGAACTGCGTCCGAGCTGAAGATCCTGCGGGTTGACGCCCATAGGCCCAGTAAGCATGGTGCTGGCAGGCCCGCCGCCTCCGGCCTCCTGCGCGGCCTGCATGATGCCTGCCACGTCTGGTGCGCGGCGGTTAGCCGCACGCATGGCACCCATCGATGCCTCAGTCTGCGCCTGCGCTTGCCTGGCAGCCTGAGCCTGGGCAGCCTGCTGTTGACGCATTGCATCCTGCTGTGCCTTCTTGCCCTGCTCGCCGGCATAAATTGCGTAGCCAGTTCCAGCTGCCGCAGCAGCAACTCCAGCTGCCGCAAGACCGATGATTGCTGCAGAAGTTCCAAATGGCATTATCAGATCCTTTTTGAATGTGTTTGTTCGGATAACGAATATCCGAGTTTCTTCAGCACGCCCGCTACTTGTGAAGCATTTTCCATTTGCAGATTACTCATGTTCACGATTACTGCACCGTTGCTGCGTGCCCATGATTCAAATTCGCGCACAAGTCGGACGGCCCTTGACCCTCCGCGATGCGATGGCGCGACCCACCATGCGATTTCCGTCGCCATCTTGAATCGTGGTGCATACCAAACAGGCGACAGAATTGCGAACAACATTCCAACAGCCTTGCCAGCATCATCTGAAATGAAAATCGTCGCATTATCGACGAACCATCGGATGACAGTGCGAAGTTCATCATCGGTTGCAACGACCAGGTCTTTGTAAGGCGTGAATGCTGCGAATTCTCTTGCCATGCCAAGGATCGCATCCTCGTCATCGGCAGTAGCCAAACGAATCATGCTGACCTCCAAACGCTAGAAATGTTCATATTCACTACGGGCACCTCATACCTCCTCGTATGGGTCATAGTCCTTCGGGCGTGGGTCAATCTTCTCGCGCACTTCGCGAGGCAACTGCTTGGCGACCGGGTAGGCGAACGTCAGTGCCAGCGCGTCGGCGATGTCCGGGCTGCCGCCGCCCTGTAGCCGCTTCTTGATCTCGTCCTTGCTCTCGAGAACGCGGCGACCGACCTGGTCGTACCAGAACGTCGGCGTGGACAGTTCGGCCTTGAGCGTGTTGTCATCTGGGATCTCGCCACCGTTGTCGATCCATTCCTTGACTGCCCACCACATTTCGGCGCGCTTGTTGAGGAATAGGTTTGGCTGGGTCGCCTTGCCGCCGAACGGCACCTCGACCACGAAGTAATCCAACTGACGCAGGCGGTCGATGACGCCAGCGCCGGCACCGGAGTCGATGAACACGGCGTCCGGATCGCGGTCCTCGATGACGTTGGCAACGGCTGCGGCCAGTTGCATGTTGTCCATGCCTTGATAGATGATCGGGTCTTCCATGCGCAGTCCTTGCCGCAGCACGATCACGCTCCGGTCATCGCCGAACCGGGCCGGATCGACGCCGACCACCAGAGGGAACTCGAGTACGTCGCTGTCCGTGTACTCGCGGCCTGCCGCTGTCTCGGTGTCTGAAAGGCTAATGAGCTGATCCGAGCCGGCGGCGCTGAAGTCGCATAGGTACTCGCGCGCGAAAGCGGCTTCTGGCATGTCGCGCCGCAGGCGCTCGACCTCATCGCGGTCTAGCGCGTCGGTGTCATTGACCGTGTACCTGGCCGCGTACCAGTCTGGAAGCGAACCCGCCCGATAGAACAGCTCGCTGAACAGGTTGATTCCTGCCGGCGTGCCGATGAACATGGCCCAGCCCTTACGGTCTGACAGCGCCGGCTGGATGATGTCGTTCCAGACTTCGGGCTTGATCTGGGCCACTTCGTCGATGACGCAGCCATCAAGGCGCACGCCACGCAGCGCGTCTGGGTTGTCTCCGCCGAACAGGCGGATCGTGGCACCGTTGGATTTCAGAGTAACGGCTAGGTCCACCTCGTTGATCTCGACGCCGCCATACCGAAGCATGGGTTCGACCTTGCGCTTCAGGCGTGCCCAGGCGATGGTCTTGGCCTGTTTCAGGAACGGCGCGACGTACACGAAGAACGGCATCTGATCCCGGCACTTGATCGCGGCGTGCAGCAGGCGCACTAGCGCCAGTTCGGTCTTGCCGGCGCGGCGATGCAACGCCAGCACAGTAAAACGCTTGCGGCGCTGATAGCACTCGAGCTGCCACGGCCTTGGAGTGAATCCAAGCGGCACCGTGAAACTAGTCATCCGGCAGTCCCGTCACGACATTGATCGTGACCGATCCGCCGTGGTCGATCCCGACCTTGTCGCCGTACTTATTCGGACTCCACTTGGCTAGCAGCTTCAGGCGCGTGTCAATCTGGAGCCGGCGCCACTGCACCTCGACCTGGTCCTGCGGCGGCGTGTCTGCCAGCATGCGGCATTCCTCGGCAATAGCGTCGTATCCATCCTCGCGCGCGCGCGCGAAGCGTAGGATAAGTTGCTCATTTGCGTTGATCCAATCGTAAACCGTTGTGTAGTGCGGATTGCCGGGCTGTCTGCACCACTCCCGAAGCGTCTTGCCTTCTGCAATCCAGCGCAGCAGGCCGTCGATAATGTCCCGAGATATCGGCGTGCTTGGCCTACCCGGTCGCCTTACGCCTCCAGGCATGAGCGATTTGCCCACGTCGCTCGTATCGGCAGATTTTGATGACTGTATCTCTGCGGAGGTTGAACATCTTGGCGAGTCGCCGGTATCCGATGCCTTCTTCCTCGTGGAGGTATCGGAGTCGCTGGACGGTTGCTTCCGGGATCGTGGCATTGTGGTGGGTTTCGCCTATGCGGTCGCCGCGCTCGTTGACGGCGACTACTTTCGCTTCTTTGCGCGGGCTGGCAGGCTCTTGAAGCTGCTTGTCTTCTTTGCCCATTTCTTGGCGATCTTTGGGTGTTTCGCGTACATGAAACGCTGCTGTGCCTTGGACTTGAATGGCATCACTTCCATCCCTTCTCGAGTTGCGCATATGCCTTTGGGCTCACGGTGGACTTTGACTTGGATCGGCTGGTGCCGGCCTTGCGCCTGCGGTTGATGTTTCCGACGAGAGAGTTCTTGGTCTTCTTTGCCATTAGGTTTCCCAGTAGGTCGTTTCCCCTCGTCTGTAGTGCTTGAGTTCTTCACGCTTACTCGGGTTGACGAGGTGCTTGTCCGAGTAGGTGACGTAGTTATTCGGCAGCAGGGCGAACTGGCCTGTGTCCATCTCGAGCAGGTTGAGCGGCTTGTGTTCCTGCGGGTAGCGAGAGAAGCCGTCTGCCCAGTCGATAACGATTCCGGTGTGCCTAGCCTTCCATCCGTGTTTGATCGTAACTGCCTCTAGTCCCTCAAGATAGTGCAGATGGACGCATTCGATATGTTCGCCCATTCCGCCCCACGGTTCTAGGTCATGTCGATCGTGCCAGAAGCCGCCATCTTCGGTCGCCAGCAGTCCGTGCATGGGTAATCCGCACCAGTGCGCGCCGCTCTCGAGCAGCACATGGGTCATCAGCATTTGGCCTGGTCGTGAATAGACAGCGTGCCAAATGCCTCTGGTGGTGCCGGCAGGCATGCCAGGCCCGAGCAGGTGGTTCGGGACGGTGACGTACAGGTGGAACGGCAGATTCGCGTGGCGTGGCATTAGCGTCGGCTGGTCTTGCCGCTGCACTTCCACTTCGCGCGCGAGAGTCGCAGCGGGCTGTTGGGGTTCTTGGCTGCTGCCGGGCTTCGCTGCATCTGGCCCCAGCTGCGGGCGCAGTATGCGTCGCCCTTGGCGGTGCCTGGCTTGATCCGGTCGCCGCCGCCCTTGGCCTTGCCGGCCTGACCGTAACTGACCCTGTTGGTGCGCCCGGTCTTTGGGTTCTTCACGACCTTGACGAATCGCTTGCCTTTGGCTGGCTTCATGGTTGTCCTTTCGTCGGAGGCTTGGATGTTCCGACTCTGCGGAATCCTAGCACGAATAACGCTCGTCCAATCGCGTCACCTGCTGCTTGGACCGTGGCCTCATCCAGTGCCGGTACAGCGGCGTGAAGGACTTCGTGTGCGATGACCGATGCGAGTCGCTGCTGCGGCAGGTTCCGTCGCACCCGGATGGTTGGGTGTGGTCCGGGGGGGTGATCGCAGTCTCCGAGCCAGTCCTTCGGCAGGTCCTTTGACCGCACGAGCTTGATTCGCCACCGCCTTGAGTTGATGGTGAGTCTAGCCTCATTGCGCATCATGGACTTCCCAGGCCAGGCGCGGTTTGCCGCGCTTCTTGTCATCCGTTTCCCATGTGACGTACAGACGCAGCCATTTCTGCCGGATCGGCTGCGGCCCGAATCCCTTCTCCACCTCCCAGCCGGCTGCGCCCTGTGATTTCTCCCACGATGCTTTCGTCGTGCCGACTCGGATGAAATCGCAATGCCGTGTCTCCACGCGATACTGGCCGTTTTGGGAGGACAGATATTCTCGAGCAATTCCTGCGACATTGCTGGCGTGGTTGTGCGAGATGACGATTGTGTCTGCGCCCTCGATCCATGAGTACATGCGCCGCGCGTCAAGCAGGCCCATCGAGGCGAATGCGTTGCCTCCTCCGGTCCCGTGCTGATATCGCATGGTGTACGACATGTTTGCGTGGCCGCCTTGAACCTGGAACTTGATCCATCCGCCATACCCGCCCGCTCCGATTGGAGAATGCGCTCGCTCCTTCACAGCTCGCACGACGTGCGCGGTAGGGTCACTCTCGTTGTGTCGGAGCCAACCAGTTTCGTGATTGCCGGCTGCCAGAACCGCAATGTGACTGGCATAAGGTGCAAGCAGGTCAGCACCCATATCCACGACCCGGTCAAAGTATGCGTCAGTTAGCAGTGCTGACCGCAGGGCAGACTTGTTCGATCGCCTGTCGTTGCGACCCTGCATCAAGTCCAAAAAGTCCCCAACGATAATCGTAACCGCGTCACGCTCGACTGCCTGGGCAAGCAGTTTGGTCAGGACATCATTTCGCGCGGCCGGATTATCAATGTGGTTATCTGCGAGCAGCAGCACCCACTGCTCAACATTCTTGCAACTCGGTCGCGGAACCTTGATGACGTGGATGTTCTTGCCGTGATGTTCGACCGACCAACCGCGCTTGCGGTCCGGGAATTTCTCTCGCACCGGCGCTCGCGAGACCAGTTCGCCGTGTGTAAGAATTACAGGCTTTGATTTCTTACTTGCCACCTTTGACCTCCCATCGCTTCAGGTGAAGTTCAACTCGCGGGTTTTTGGCATCGACCATGATGACCATCGGCAGATGCGTCAGCGCCGAGTCATCCTCCAGCAGGCCGGCATCAACGAGCCCATCGAATGTGGCCTTGAGAGCTGCCAGGCAGTTGTCCCTATCCCGCTTGCGATTCGTGGATGCGTACCAATGGACGGCGCAGGTCGCCTCTTTCCACGCGCCCTGCTCGCCGGCTTCGTGCATTGCGACCTGGGTCGCGGCCCACGATTCGACGCGCGCCTTCTTTGTTGCCTTTGAACGGATAGCCCAGTGCACCCTCGAATTGGGCTGAAGGCTGCGAGCCGGTATCCCAACCGTGACTGTGAGTACGTCGGGCATAAGCGCATCCTGCCACGCACGGAGCATGACCGCAAGGGCTGAGGCCGTCCGTGGCCGCTCGCCCGTCATTGTGTGCGCATCCTACTCATCGTCCGACGTTCTCGGTCGGCGGAGCCGGCGAGGCAGTGGCTCGACAGCAGCCCAGATTTGCGCTGCCAGGCGAAGCCCGTGCCTGGCCTCCTCCATGTCCAGCGCCGTCGGGAAGTGTTTCAAACAGCGCCGGGCTTCTTCACGGATGGCTGATGGGACGCCCGGAGTCCGTTTCGGATCGCATAGCGCGCCGAGGAAATGCCGGCTACGCGAGATGGAGTTGAACCGTTCAGCCGGTAGCGTCATCCATTCAGCGTAACACCCCAAATATCATTTACCAGCATCACGAGCATTCAGATAT